GTATACTCCAGAAACAAGATAGTCAATGCCATTCAAAAGACTATTCCCAAGCTGGTGGATACGGTCCTGAAGGTATACAGCACGAGTATGAAGCAGACCCTTACAGATGTGGAAGCCACCATTAACTTCGGGGAGTATGCGAACCCGTCCTTTGAAAGTCAGGTTGAAACTATCGGAAAAGGAAAGACGCAGGGGATTATGTCCACGGAAGCATGCGTGGAAGAACTGTATGGTGACTCCAAGGATGATGAATGGAAAGAGGAAGAGGTACGCAGGCTGAAAGAGGAACAGGGAATTGCCTCAGAGGAAGAGCCGGCGGTCAATCTGGATGCGGGTGACTATAAGATAGACTTTGAGGGATAAGCATGGCTGATTACGATGTGGCCGGTGCACTCCACCGGATAGAGAATGAACTGATAGCCTCCATGATGCGTAATCTGGAACGGCATACCGCCGAAGAGGATGACCTGGAAATAAACTGGGAACAGTGGCAGGTAAGACAGTTAAAGGCTTTGGACGATTATAAGAAGCGCAACCGGAAGATATATGGGACACAATTTAAGGACATTAACAGGCAGATAAAAAACCTGATTGAAATGCAGCGGGAAACCGGAAATGGAGAGCAGGAAATAAAAATTCTTAATGCCATAAAAAATGGAGCAGCACTGAAAAAAGCTACCGGTAGGGCAGCAGAAGCCAGTGCTGCTTTCTTTCGTACTAATGACAGGCGGCTCAATGCCCTTATTGATGCCACGACCAATGACCTGCAGAAGGCGGAACATGCCATGCTGCGAATGGCGGATGACAAGTACCGTAAAATCATCTTTGACGCACAGTTTTATGCCTCCAGCGGTGCAGGAACCTATGAAAAGGCCATAGACATGGCGACGAAGGATTTCCTGAGAGCAGGAATAAACTGCATTGAGTATAAGAATGGCGCCCGACACACGGCGGCCGATTATGCAGAAATGGCAATACGAACCGCCGGAAAGCGCAGCAAACTTATGGGCGAGGGGGAGATGCGCAATGAGTATGGCATACACACGGTTATCATGAATAAGCGCGGGAACCCCTGTCCCAAGTGCTTACCATTTGTGGGAAAAGTACTGATAGATGATGTGTGGAGTGGGGGAACCGCAAAAGACGGGAAGTATCCGCTGATGAGCAGCGCCATAGCAGCGGGGCTGTATCATCCGCGGTGCAAAGATGGTCATACTACCTATTTTCCTGACATTGATGAAGAACCGGATGACAAGTTCACAAAGCAGGAGCTCCAGGATATTGAAGCGCAGAACCGGAAGGAAGCAAAACATCGGTATGCCAAAAGGAAGATGGAAAGCTTTAACAGGCTGGAGAGATATTCCCTTGATAATGACAATAAAAAAATGTATGAAGCCAGAAGAGATGAATGGAGGAAAAAGCACGCCCTTCTTTCCGAACAGAAATCTCCTGTTATCGATAAGGATGCTTTGAAACAGGATATAAACAGTATCAGGGCAGATAAGAGTCTGGCGCAAAATAAGATTGATGCCCTTGAAATCGAGGAAAAGGCACTCACAAAGAAAGTGTATTTTGATGGAACAGGCACTCAGGAAGAAGCAGACCGCCTGAGAAAAATAGTAGACCAGAAAAAGTCGGTTAGGGAACAGATAGATGCTCTTGACGGTAAAATTCTGGAAAAGCAGTATGTATACAAGACAGCTGCAGAAAACCGTATTCTTGAATCAGGAACCTTGGAAGAGATTAAGTTATCCAAGAAAATGACACCGGAAGCGGTGGATGAACTTGAGAACACACTTTATCACCTGAAGGAAAAATACGGAATCATGCCGAAAGGTGTTATTTATGATCCGGCTAAAGTTCCTGATGCGACGGCATCTTACAACTGGATTGATGACAAGATTTACCTGTCGAACCGTTTCAACGATACTGACAAGTACCTGGATATAATCAAAAAGTCAGAAGATTCGCTTAAGGAATATCGGAAGCATTATGATATTGTTGAAAAAGCGAAGGAAGATATAAAGAATATGGATGCATTTCTTGCTGATAAATCCATAAAAGGGTATGAGCGGGAAAAAGCTGTGCTCGCCAAGGCAGATGCAGAGATAAGGTTCAATACTTCTAGGCAGGCAGTTCGGGAAAGTATATCAGATGTATTTATTCATGAATATGGCCACTTCATTAACCGACATGCAGAAACGGATTACATCCAGAAAAAGAATGTGTTTGGCATGAGAGACATTGGAGGTAAGCTGATAAACGGAGATTGGAAATTTGACATGAATACAGCTTATTCCAGATCCGGAAAGATTGCTGCATCGAAGATAAGTGCATATGCAACAGATAACCCGTACGAGGCATTTGCAGAAGGTTTCCTTGCTATGGAAAAAGGTGAGAAAATACCGGAAGAAATAGCAAAAGTAATTAACGAAGCAACGGATAAGGCAGGTGTGAAAAATGTTGCAAAGTATGCTGACTCTGGTATAATGAATGTAGCAGAAACAATTCATAAAGCCGTAGGTGCTAAATCTAAGAACTACGATGTATACAATCCTTTAACTGGTGGATATATACATTTAGCAGAAGGAACAAATATAACACAACCTAAGAATCATATTATTGCAGGAAAAGGAAGAGAACGCCAGATAGATTGCATTGATTGGCTTATGGATGAATATCCTGGTGGTAATGAAGAAGAGTGGACAAAAGAAAAAGGATTTGGGTATGTGTTAGATGAATACGGTGAGCAGCGGAAAGTTGAATTACATTGGTACCAGAATCCAGTGAATGGAAAGGTAGAAATGAAGATTAAAAGACAGCCAGGAGGCGAAATCTATATTGATGAAGATTAAAGTAAAATATATCGGAAAAGATATGGCTGAAATACGAAATGGAGAAATATATGACGCTGATGAAGTCAAAGATGATTCCAGATACTATGGAGTGATTGACAGATCTGGTGAGTCTTATGTCTATCCTAAAACACTATTTGAAGTTATAGAAGGTTAATACCACCAGTAATTATATTGGTGGTATTTTTCTACCAAAAATTGCGACGTCGCACAAAATAATCTAAGTAAACAGAGCACCCATAGCAGGGTGTTCTTTTTATATGCCCAAACACGAGAAGGCGTAAAAAGCAGCGTGGCCAGTGACACTGATGACAATGGATAAGATATAAGGGCGACACCCTCAAAACGGAAAGGAGCAATATTCATGAAACAGAACAAGTTACCTATGAACCTTCAGTTTTTTGCAGAGCCTACGCCTGCACCCGAACCCAAGCCGGGAAATCCGCAGCCTCCTGCAGAACCCACTCCGGCACCTGCCACGCCGCAGATTGACTATGCGAAAATCCAGCAGATGCTTGATGGTACCCTTGCGGCAAAAGAGGATGTGGCGCTGAAAAGCTACTTTAAGCAGCAGGGACTCACGCAGGAAGAAGCTGAAAAGGCAATGAGTGCATTTAAGGCAGAAAAAGCCAAGAACACACCGGATGCCGGAGCTCTGCAGGGAGCACTGGAGAAGGAAAAAGAACTTGTGCAGAAAGCCCAGATTGAAAATGCAGCCATCATGGCGGGCATGTCACTGGGACTCGACGCAAAGACCATTCCTTATGTATTAAAGCTGGCGGATATGTCGGCGGTAGTGGATAAGGATGGAAAAATCAACGAAGAGTCTGTAAAAGCAGCTCTTAATAAGGTCCTGGAAGACCTGCCGCAGATTAAGCCTGCAGATAACGGAGCCAATAATGGCTTTCAGATTGGAGCAGGCGGGGGTGGCAATCCGGAACAGCCGAAACCGCAAACCCAGAGCCAGGTTCCTACAAAGAGATGGAACCGGTTCAACTGAGAAAGGAAGGTATAAAATATGCCTAATTTGAACTATGCAGAACAGTGGAGTCCTGATCTTCTGGAAATTCTGATGCAGGAAACACTGACAAGCCCTTTTGTAACTACTAACGTAAGATGGCTGGATGCCAGAACTTTCCACTTTACGCAGATGTCCGTGAGTGGCTACAAGAACCATAAGAGAAGCGGCGGATGGAACGAGGGTGTCTTTAACCAGAAAGACATTCCCTATACCGTGCAGCATGACAGAGACGTGGAGTTCCTTGTGGATAAGGCGGATGTGGACGAAACCAATAAGACCGCATCCATCCAGAATATTTCCCGCGTGTTTGAACAGACACAGGTTGCTCCGGAAACAGATGCACTGTTCTTCTCCAAGGTAGCGGCGGCAGCCAAGGCAGCAGCCGGATACCACAGTGAGACCAAAGCAAGTGAGTTTACCGTGGACAATGTTTTCACCAAGCTGACCTTCAGCT